ATGTGGCGCTAAGTCATACTTCGTTAACTAATTACTATAGTATGATTTTTGCATTAGCACAACATCATAAGTATTCGATCACAGAGGTCGAGAATTTGATACCGTACGAAAGAGACATATATGTGGATATGTTGATGGGTTACCTTGAAGATCAGAAACGAGAGATAGAGAGTAGAAAATAATGCTTCCTGCAATTGGACGAGCAGTATTCTTAGGAGGTGGCCTATTCGGCAACGCGCTGGGTGGTGCTATTAAAGGAATCGGTTCTGCAGTCGGAGGAATAGCACAAGGAGCAGGATCTGCAATCGGTGGTATCGCTCAAGGCATTGGTTCTGCGGTCGGCGGAGCAGTAACTCCAGCACCAAAAGTGATTGTCAATAATGTTGGTATAGCAGGCGAAGCAGGAAAGAAGAAGATAACAGGATCTGGAACTCTTCCTGCTCCAAAGAAATCTGCTCGACCAACTGTCAATGCCAATATGCCTACAGAAAAGTTGTTGGTCGTAGCAGTTAACTATCTCTCGTCTATCGATAAGACTCTTCAAGATCAACTCAAATTCGAGAGCCAAGCTTTTAATCAACAAGTTCAAGCAGAACGTGAGTCTTCGATTGAAAACAAGAAGACAGGCGTTTTCACCAAACTTTCAGATAAATTTGGCGGGCTTCTAAAAACTGGTGAAGATAGCACGATGAAGAGTCGTGCAGGTGATATTACGAAGGTGATTCTTGGCGCCACTGGACTGGCAGCACTTGGTGCATTAGGTTTGGCTGGAATGGGAGACACCGAACTTGCTCGATTAAAAACAAGTTGGAGTGCATTCACCGAAAAGTATGCTTGGTTAACTGATTTTGCTTCGGCTATCACCGGTGTTGGAGGCGCTGCCGGATATCTTATAGGCGGATGGCGCGGAGCAGTTATTGGCGTTGTAGTCGACTGGATGGCGAAGAGATTAACTGGCTCTAGCATAGGCGATACTTTACTTAGTTCTCTTGGCATTGGAGGAGGAACTCCTACTGATGCTACTGCTGCTACTGCAAGAGAACCAAATACCGGTTTCGACTATGCCATGGGTGGAATAGTTGCTGGTTATGGTGCTATGCGCGGGGTTAAGACATACAAAGATGTCACTGGCAGAATGTCAAAGATGGCTTCTACCCGGGCGGCACCAAGTCTTGCGTCATCTGGTGGAAGATTAGGATTTAAAGATCCTGTTACTGGTAAAGTTGCAAATAAGGCAGCATCTTCAGCTGGTGGAGGTTGGTTATCTGGCCCAAAAGGAAGAAAATTCGTAGCTTTCCTATCTAAACGCTTCGGTAAAACATATATTGTCAAGAAAGTAATGCCTTTGCTTGCAAGAGTATTTGCTGGACTCGCTGTTACCGCAACTGGAGTTGGCGCAATTCCAGGATTGCTATGGACTCTTTTAAATGTAGGACTAGCGCTTTATACGGTGTATGATTTACTTGATGCATGGTGGGATTTCCAAGATGAAGAAGCGGCTAGTAAAGATGCAGATGCAGCAAACTCTGCAAAACCATCGAGCGATGCTTCTCCTGCCACATCAAATATTGGTTCAGGCAATATTGCTGGTGCTCCTGTAGCTTCTGCCGAACAAATGCAAAATCTTCCTACAATTCCAGCAGATATAGAAAAGATCCTTGCTACTATCAGAACACGAGAGTCTGGAGGCAACTATGGTATTCCACATCCTATTGGAATGCCGGGTCAAACTGCATCTGGTGCTTATGCATTTACAAACGGCTCTTGGCGAGGTTTAACTAAAAAGTATGGAATAGGAACAGAATATAGTAGTGCTTATCTCGCTCCTCCTCCTATTCAAGATGCTGTTGCCGCAAAATATGTCGAAGAGATATTACAGAAAGCGGGAGGCGATGTTTCGAAGGTTCCTCTTGCCTGGTATACCGGTAATATACAAGGAAAAATATCTGCAAAGGCATTGGCAGTAAATAACGGTCTGACTCCACAAGAATATCAAGCAAAATGGATGTCCGATTACACTGGTGGAAAATATGCTGCTTCATCTTATGATTCACAAGGCGCCAGTAGTTCAGGATTGGCTGCAGGCGCCATGGATCTTGGTAAAGGTTTGATAGAATCTGTAGGTAGTATTATTAGTGCTGGACTCGGTCCGATGTCAGGTCGAAGTACATCAGCATCTCTAAGCTCAATGTCTTCTACTTCGACACCAAGACCTCCATCTAGTTTGCCTGCAACACCAATATCTGCAGATACAACGAAAGTTTCAGAAATTGCGCAAGCTTCTGCAAAAATTCAATCGGCTATCGATATGGGTAATCCTAAATCCAATCCGGCTGATCAAATGCCAACGAATTCTGTTCAAGCCTCGCTAAGAAACGCATCGAGCGATAGCAAACTCGAAAGTATTGATCCTAACTATCCTGGCGGTTCTGACGACTATGTGAAATCACAACTATATAGAATGGCAGCATAATGGCAGAGCCAGTCACGATAGGCGGACAGACTTTCATTAAAACGCCAGAAGGTTGGTTAGATAAGAAAACTAAGGTGCGCGCACCTGAATCACTGTTTACTTTACTCAACTCTTTAACTTCTGAATCGACAACCGAATATAAAAAACTTAGAGTCAGAATCGACTCGAGTAAACCTCCTGTTTCGTTGGCAGGAGAAGAATATGTTTTTGATCTTAATCAAGGAAAATGGATCAATAAGAAGACTCGCGATGCTGTTAACGATTCTCTTCAAAAAGTTATCAACGGTGTTTTAGAAAAACTAGAAGCTGAAAAGGCTTCGGCTGCTCCTGCTATTACCGCTGCAATGGGTACTATCGGACAAGCCGCAAAATCGAATGTCAAAAAACCAGACGGCGCGAAGATGCCGGTCAATATTAAGATCAATTCTCCTATCGTAACGATGATAGAAAAGTTGGCTACAATTGATGGTTATCTGAAGCAGAAACTTGATAATCAAAAAAAGATAGCTGCTAGAAATATATCGATGGCCAAAGAAATGGCTATCGAAGCAACTCCTTCTGATGCATCTCCAGCACAAGAAGTAAAGACCGAAGACGCCAGTAAAGATAATACTGCGGCAATGGCTACCGCTTTACTTGTAGGCGGTCTAATAGCGGCGCAGTTCGAACCAGTCCAAGAAGCATTTAAATCTCTTGTCGATGGCGTAAAAGGAGTTTGGAATTTTGTAAGTGGTGTCGCTGGAACTATTGCTGATGGGCTCGATGCTTTTACAGGCAGCTCTTCGACTAGCTCTACTAAGCCTTCAGCCGCATCTCTTCCAACTGGACCTGGATCGTCAAATCTTCAACCTTCTGATCCGAACACTGTAGAAGCTCCAGCTCAAGTCGCGCCAAGCGAACCGAATAAAGCAGATGCTACGCCTGTTGTTAATACACAATCAACGCCAAATCAAGCTACACCATCACAACCGAGTTCTGGCTCTGCTCGTTTAGGAAGAACGGTTATTGGAGCTGCAGTAGGAGGAGCAATAGCAGGTCCAGTTGGTGCTGCTATTGGCGGAGCAGTTGGATTTTTATCTGCACCTGCTGATGAAGGCGCGCCAAATTATTCTCCTACTTCTTCATCACCTTCGAGCAGCCAACCATCTTCTGGAAATAATGCAACGGGAGCTCCCGTTGCAACGGGAGTAGAAAGAGTTGGAGCTCCGTCTGGCGGACCGATGGGAGATTTTGCTGCTAACTTTAAAGATCCTGTTCCAAACGGTAAGTGGTCAGGTCCAGGTTTAGGGCAATCTAGAGCAGGCGGAACACGCCGCCACCAAGGTATGGATATCTTCGCTCCGATGGGAGCTCCCATTTACGCAACAGCCGACGGTGAAGTTGTATACAGTGAAAGAAGAAGTGGAGATGGCGGAAGTGCAGGTTTTGGTATGGCTGTACAGCTAAAACATGCCGACGGATATACAACAAAGTACGCACACTTAAGTAAACTAAAGGGATATAGCAAAGGCGATCGAGTTAATGCTGGCGATGTTATCGGCTATGTAGGTGATACAGGAAATGCTAAAGGCACCCCTCCTCACTTACACTTTGAAATTTGGAAAGGTCGCCAGATGCAAGAGCCGGCAAACTTTTTGTCGGGAGCAAATAGAACTGGATATGGCGCCGACGATGGAAGTGGAACTGGAGACAATCTTATGGGAATGGCTCAAAACGCCACTTCTCAATTGTGGAATCTAGGAGCTGGAGCAATTGAAGCTCTTGGATCTGTAATTAGTGCTGGTCTTGGACCGATGGCAAGTCGTAGCATCACTGAATCATTGATGCAAACTGCTCCTAACACTGCAGGTGAAATAGCTATAGCAGCAGTAAGCAAGAATGCAAAAATGGCAGAAGTAAATACTCCTGCCATCGAGACTGGTCCAATGATTAAAGATCCACCGAATATTAGTAAGAGTGGCAGTACAGACTTTATTCAAAATGCTCCGACTGCTTCTGATATGTCATCTATCGATTATTATCTTACGCGCATGGGGCTTGGATTACAACAAAGTAAGGTATAATGCTCTTGGTGGTATGAGAGCCTAAAAAGAAAGGGGACCTTTCGGCCCCCTTTCCCACCTTATCAATCTTCTTCGGCAAGTCGTTTGAAGAAATCGAGATCATCGTCGTCTTCATCGACCGTAGAAGCTGCAGCAGGTGCAGCAGCCGCCTTGAAGGTAGGCGCAGGAGCTCTATACTCCTCTTCATCACGATCAACTCCGCGAATCTTGGCAGGTTCCGCAGAAAGAGCCAAGACAGTGTTCAGACGAGTCTTGAGATCCTCATAAGACTTGAATTGCTTTTTATCTACGAGTTCCGCAAGCGAATACTCTTGAGTGTAGACACGTTCAAGCTCACTGTCATCATCGAACAGTGGTGCGGGAGAGTCGAATTCTGACTTATCGTAATTAGGCCAACCTTCGACCTTACGAATTTTGAGCTTGAAATTAGCACCGTTCCAAAGATCGAAAGGATTTACTGGCTTCTCGTCCTCAAAACCTGGGTTCATGAGGTCGTTAAGCTTATCGAAGATCTTCTTTCCGTACTTGTACAGGAAGACCTTACCTTCGTTCGCAGGATTGCCTGGATCCTTCACAACATAGATGTTGCTGTGGTATGCCAAGCGGCGCTTCTGCTTGCGTGCGATCTCCTTATCAGAGTCAAGACCAGTGTTCCAAAGAACGCTGTTGTATTCTGACACGGGATCGTCTTTACCGAGAGTCGTCAACGACTTCTCGATATACCAAAGACCTGTTGGTCCTTGGAATCCATGGTCCCAGATGCGAGTGAAAGGAATGTCTTCGTTGACTGGCGCAGGAAGGAAACGAATCACGGCGTATCCGTTACCAGCCTTATCGACGGTAGGCTTCCAATATTTGCCCTCATCGGGATCTGAATATGTGGTATTTTGTTTAGCAAGTTCTTTAGTGAGCCTCTCAAAAGAAGAGCTGGAAGAACGCTTGAGGTCTGCAAATGACATAGTTATCTCCTATATGTCGGTGTGTTTCGAAGTATTTAGATTGCAGCGAACTGCAATTGTATTTATCATGAAGTAAAAGCATCCTTGACAATTTTTCTACATTTAAATGCATCATAATGAAAAAAGGGCTTATACTTCAGCAGCTTCTTGTGGATGCTGGGCCATAGGACACCATCCTCAATCTTCTTGTTCCAATGACCGAAGAACCCGAAGATATCATTGAGGATAATCACCGTCTCGATAGAAATCTCTCGACGAAGATATTGTTTCAGTAAGAAGGGATGTTGCCCATTCTTTACAATAACACAATCATTGAAATTTGTACATAGTTTTTTTACGTCTTCTTCGAAGATATAAGAAAGAGACTGCTGTCTCTTCAACCATTCATTGTACACTTTCTCTGAGTCATCATCAAACAGATCGCCTATCCATTTCAAATCGCCATCTACAAAGTTGGCAACCAGATATTTGAGCGGATCTTTATGTTTCGACAACTTATAGAACTGATACTTGTCCTTACGTACATCAAAGCTCGAAGGCTTTGCACCTATCTTACCGTTGTATTTGATGTAGTCATAGCTGTCTGTTGTGAAGTGGTTTTTAAGGGCGAGGAAAGTGGTGTAGCTCTCGAATGGAGTCATACTGGTAGCTTAGCCCTCTTTGGCAAGAAGTTAAGATCTTCTGCTTCGTCTTGTAGACGAGCCTTGATACGAATGTTACTGCGAATGATACTCGCGGCAGCCTCGATCTCGATGTTATTCTTTTCACAATAGTGGACGACGGCATCCATATAATCTAAATCATAATTAATAACCAATCGTTCAATTTCTTTAATGAACTTTTCAGAAGTCAATGCTTTCGTTGAAATGACGTCGTCCACCATAATAATCATCCTCTATAAAAAATGTGTGCACCAATCTTAGTCGTACGAGCAAACACTCTACCCCATGACGGACTTACGTAGTCAGCGTGGTAAAACTTTGCTCCCTTTGTTACGTCACCGTAATTTCCGAGATACACATGTTCGGCGATTTCCCTTGCTTTTGCAAAGGCTACACCATCACGAATTCTTTTTCCACCCTCACACTTCCATGAAAATTGGCATACGCGCGCAGTTCTCTGATTGATAACTCCACATGGCGTGCTTGGGAAACGATCGTCTTTTGCGCGGTTCAAAACAACATTGTTTACCGCAATCCTACCTTTATAAGGTTCATGGCCAGCTTCGAAGTATGTATTCTCGGCCATGCATTGGATTTGTTTTTTGTCGTAGTTGCTCAGATAGACTGGCTTCTTTACGACCTTTTCTTTTTCGATTACCTGAATAACTGGGACCTTTACGATCTTGACTTCAGGTTCTTTGTTTGGTGTAGCCAAAGCCACACCTGTTACTGCAATGATACCTATGACAAAGCCTTCGGCCCAGCGTAGATACGGGAAATCTTTTCTAGTTTCGAAAAGTTTCATGTTCTTCCTCTTAGTCTCAATGACTTTGGCAAACAGAGACTACTTTACAGGCATCCCAGCCATATAGTTTTCTGCCGCTATAAGAAGATACACAAGAGAATAACGAAGTATCTTCCATCCATTTCCCTCTTACTGGAAATGCAAAATCATTAGTGTTTTCGTCGGTGGCATCCGAATGATGCCGCTTTCTAGCCATCTAAGACTTGAAGTTTTGCAAGAGTCAATGGAGGATTCTAACCTCCGTCGTGATATTTTATTTATACTACCGCCAGCAGTTTTTCTGGCGACTCGTAGCACCAGTCATTCAACTGGTAGTAAGTGGCCCGTTCTGTTCCAAGGTGGAGCCATACCCGTGTAGATCATGCCGCTAGGCGGATATCTGCAAAGCTATCGTTATCGTTAGCATTTATGTTTAGTGGCACTTTGCCAAGCAATCAGTCTCAAACCGCCCTATTACACGAAAATCGAATTCCATAGTCACCCCCATCATGGACACACGTTGCGCAACTCAGTCAATCTGTCGTGACATTACATCCTGTGCAATGTGGTTGAAAGACTGTGTGTCCATGGTGGAGGTGCGGGGAGTCGAACCCCGGTCTTTCCGCCTTTATTGTTGATTGTCAACAACTGATATTCTATTTATACCCCAACGGGCTTTAATTGTACATGCTTAATTGCACCAAGATTGCTTTGCATCACCAAAATATGCACGTGCAAAACCATTCTTGATGAGAAGGTCTCGAAGGCTCATGCCATCAAGGAGAATATCTCCAAGAACACGTCCACCGAACTTATCCCAATCGTACAGAACAACCTGATGCTTCTTTGTAGATTTGATTACCAAATTGGTGAATTCACTAGATTGTTCGCCACGCTTCTTCTCGCTCTCACACTTGGCACGAAAGCTCTTTTCAGGTGTATCGACACCAAAGATTCGAACACCAAGTTCAGGCTTTAGAGGAGCTGGCAGATACGGTGCGGTAATGACGATCGTATCACCATCAATCGCACGAACAATGGTAGTGTCATATGTCACACCTGTAGGTGTCTTCTGTGCAATAGCTGGAGTTGCCAGCAACACGAGTGCTAGCGCAATAAAATTTTTCATGTATTATTCCTTAGTTACAACGGGTTTCCCAATAAACGTAGCGTTCGCCACGATACCATTCGGTGATTTGTTCACGAACGCAATAGCGTCTATCATATCTATAATCTGGTGGATAGTAGCGATTATCGTCGCGCGGCTCATAATCTCTTTCTCGCTCACGATCCCTCTCGCGATCGCGATTACCTGAGCTGAGAGCACCAACTACAACACCACCGATGATAGCGCCGCAAAGCCAGCCACAGCCAGCTTTACGACGCTCTTGCTGGACATGGTCGCGATTTCGATCTCGACGATGATCAGCAAAGGCAGGAGTAGAGATTAGCATACTACCGACAACTAAAGATGCAATTAATTTTTTCATATGTAGTCCTCGTCAATATCTGCAAACATCACTCGTTTTCTTGGATCGCCAGCGGCAATGCATCGAGTGAGTGTCAGCGCTTCTTTGTAATTCTTCGTGTGGAACATCACCGGGAAAACGATCTCATCGTCATCCTCGGTTTCGAAAGACATTCCTACAAAGTAAGTACCATTTTCTTCTACCATTCACTTATTTATTATCGGTAGATTTTTCCTTCTTGAGCTTCTCACGCTTGCGATCACCGAGCCAGAAGAGACCGACGAATGGACCACCAATAACTACGGCAGTGAGTACAAGCGGCCACAATAGCGAACCAAGAAAACATACCCACAACAGACCGGCTGGATCACCACCATCTAGATCAAACCGCCCGATACAATATGTACTGACTGCAAAGAGTACAATAGCAACAATTAACCATAACCACATATTAAGCTTCCTTCCTACCAAACTTCTGACCAATTTTGAAGATGCCGATCAAAGGCAAAGATATCGGCCAAGTAAGTGCGACAGCAAATGTTCTCAAAGCATAACCGACAACTCTATCTTCACACACCTGCTGACCTGTTTCACCATAGTGCTTAGGATCACGATAAAACAAAGTCTTATAATTCATGCCTGCATAGAACGTCCGTCCTAAAAGCAATGCAATAAAACCATATAACCAAAACATAACTTAACTCCTTATTCTTACATAACTAATTGAATCATAACCAGGATAACCATCTGCCCACTGATTACGAGCTTGTTCCTTGAAACCGATAGATTCTGCATTCTGCTTAAAGTATTGCTTAGCTGCAATCTGCACACCATATTCGGTTTCAGCCTGAATCTCAAAGCTATCTGAGTTCCAAACCTTTTTGAATGTAACCTTATACGTCTTGAGCTTCTTGAGCTTCTTGATCTTATCCTTTGTAGAACCGGGCTGACTGTTGAGGATCTGATTGAACTTACTCTCGCTTAGAGAAGCAAGAGGTCCCCAGGATTCTGGGGACCGACTCTTAACCTCAAACATCATGCTGCGTCTGCAAATTCGATGGCAGTTTCCAATGCCTTCGTCTTGAGGTTCTTGTTCGAACCGTACCAAGCAGAAGTCATACGATTATCTGCATTGCGACCAATCATGTGATCAGTCATGAAGGTAACCGCGTTGAAAGCCTGCCACCAACTACCTTCGCCAAACTCGGCACCAGGCTGTTGGTCCATGATTTCGAGAGCGATACCAGCATTCTTGCTGAGGTCCTTCTTCGAACCGGTGACAGGGAATACACGCTGGAAATACTCGACGATGTTTTCGTCAGTGTAACGCTTCGAACCAAGATAAGCAGCCATTTCTTTGTATTTGGCAAGCT